AAACCGATCTGCTGGCGGGGATCGAGGAAGTTCTGACCCGCGAGGACGTCCTCTGGGGCAAACTGACCGAAATCCTCCTCGGAGGCGATCTCACGGGGGAGGAGAGAGGAGGCGAGGCCGGTGCCCTGGCTCATGCCGGCGGAGGGACCCGCGGCGGGACCCACGGAGGGACCGATGGACGCGTACTCGCGCTCGGAAATAGTGTAAGAAGATTTGGAGTTGAGATTGCAGAGGAGGAAGATAAGTGCGGCCACCGCGACCAACATCACGATCGATTGGTTACGACCCTTGAACATCTTTGTTATATATTAACAATTTATTTTTTACTGGTCCTCGTCATCATCGACAAAAGCGTAGTCGTCTGGGTATGTGTCGAGGATCGGCTCGGGGTGGAGCCTGACCTGGACGAGATTCCACGTGGCGGCAAAATTTTTCTTGGCGAACCAGATCCCTGAGAATTCGAGGATGACGTCGCACGATCTGTCCTTCTGGAGAGATTCGATGTCGACCGCCTGCTGCTTGGCGTCAAAAATCTTGGTCGCGTCGATGCGCTCGCACTCGATCTTATTATCCGGCGACGCGCTGGAGGTGTACGCTGTCCTGATGACAGTCTCGGATAATTCCTTGCCGAACCATTCGGCCGAGTGCTCGATCGCGGCGTCGACGTTCTGTGTGTCGATCGCGCTCACCTTCCCGGAGTTGATGTCCGAGACGAGGTCGAGGAAGATCTCATCACCGACCTCGGAGATCTTGACGCCGTTGAGCTGGATGAGCACCTTGCGCTTGGTATCGTTGCGGGCCTTCACGAAGCGGAGGCCGTCGTCGTTCTTGCTGATAGTATCGAAAATCATCTTATTGTACTGTTCCCACGACTCATCTTTTTAAGCCAACGAAAGGGATGGCAGCCGCCTTGTTTATGATCGCGTTCGACACCCAATTGTTTCTCCTGGGTTTATGACCGTACAAAGTCCTGCGCACGTTGATTTTCTTGGGCAATTTCTTTCGCTTCTTCGGCCTGAGGTTGGCCTCATTCTTCACGTAAGAATCGTCGGTGACGTTTTTCCACCTCAGGGTTTTGAGATTAAACTCCTTGTTTCCTGAAGACCTACCGTACCCCTTGACCTTCATGTCGCTCGACGTCGTCTTCAAACCGTGCACGTAATGTTTCGAAAGCCGTCCCTTAGACGGTGCCGTCGTGTACTTTTCGTACTTGTACGGGTTGACTTTCGCAGCCTTGCGCATGGACACGCGACCGTCCTTCTTCGTCGCCGGTCGTCTCCTGACGATTTTAATGCGGACGCGTTTAAAGATGGCCTCGATCGAATCGTCTTTCTTCACGCCCTTGACGAAGAGCTTGGAGAGTTTCAACAGGCGCTGTCGGTCCTTCTCCTTTTTCTCCGGCCGCAATTTCAATTTGTGCATGAGGTAAATGTCTTCCACGAGAAACTCCTTACTGGCGATGAAAATTTTCCTGTCGGTGACCGTCTTACCGGTGTCTAGGTTGCGATACTTGACACCCCTCTGACGCGAAAGGACAACCTCGTACCCGAACTCTTTGGGTCGCATGAACGGTATGTCCAGTATCCCGCCGATTTTGGTGCTCTCGACCCTGCCCGTCTTGGTGGAGAGATACTTGACGCGGTTTAGGTCCAGTGCGAAGAGCTCCACGTCTATGAACACGTCACCCGCACTCGTTTTATAGTCCTTCCTGATCTTCCTCTTCTTGATCAAGTGGAACCGCCTCGTCACCCACGGCCCTCTGGGTTCGAAACCGATGCCCAGGAAATTGAAGATCTTGGCGTGTTTGCGCCGCATGGACTGGATCCGCCGTTTGACCTGGGTGTCGAGGCGTTTCGCCACCTGGCCGATTTTGTCCCACATGATCAGTTTCGTCCCTTGGAGTTTACCGAAAAACTTGGGACTCACGGACATGCGCGGGACGAACTTCGCGTCTATGTCACTGGTCACGACCCTGTCAGTCTTACACGCGTACATGTTGAAAGCCTCGCCGCCGGAGATGACCAGATCACCGCTCGTCGCCATGTGACTCGAGATTTCACCCACGGCTTTTAGGATGATGTCTCTGATCGAATCTGTGATGAGGACGTACATGAACTTTTCGTACGTCTTTGACGCGTGCTTCGACTTTACCCGGGCCCTGAACTTCTTCTGCAGGCCCTTATCGAAGTACTCCCTGAGCTTCGCGTCCCTGAAGAATAGGTGTTCGTGTATGAACCTGTCCCTGGCGGATTTGCAATAGATGACCTCGTCCATTATTATATTGGGATATAATAATATGGTCTGCACCGTGATCGACGAGTGTAGATGTTACCAGCTCAGGGGTAACCCTAACCAGTTCTGCGGGGTGCGCAGGGGGGATCGGGTGTTGCGGTGCCCGGAGGACTGCTGCGCAGGCGGGTGCGTCTCAGACGGTTCGAGACCCCCGTTCAGATACATCGACGTACCCGACATCATCGACACGGAACCTCTCAAGACGATGGACCGCGACGTCGCGATGAACCACATATTACGCGTGTTCATATGCATGTGTGTCGTCCTGATTTTTGACTTAAAGATTAGGGGTCTAAGAAAGGTATAAGATGTCCCTCGAATCCATTCAGACCGAACTTTCCGCCCTCCGCGTCGATGTTAAGAACCTCGCCAAGCTGGTTCGCAAGATCAGGAGCACCCAGGATGACCCCGACGGCGTGAAGGCGAAGAAGCGTGCGGAGAACAACGGCTTCAACCGCAAGCAGGAGATCACCCCCGCGCTTCGAGCTTTCCTCGAACTGCCCGACGGCGAACTCGTCTCCCGCTCCGAGGTGACGAAGAGCGTCAACAAGTACATCACCGACAATGGTCTCAAGCACCCCGAGAACGGCCGCCAGATCATCATGGACGCCAAGCTCAAGGAACTCCTCGCCCCGCCCGAAGGCGTGGTCGTCACCTACCTCAACCTCCAGAAGTACCTCTCGCCTCACTACGTGAAGAAGGCTTAAAAAAATAACGTTACATATTATTAATAAGAAATGATCGATAAAGCTCAAGTCGAGCAAGTTGTTGGTACAAAGATTAAGAACCTATCCTTGTACCAAAGAGCTTTCACTCATAAATCAGCGTTGAAAGAAAATGAACACCTGACCGAATCGTTCGAAACCCTAGAATTCATCGGCGATTCGGTCCTGGGATTCGTGATCACAAAATACCTCTTCGATCGGTATGAAAACAAACAGGAGGGGTTCCTCACGAAGGCGCGTACCAAGCTCGTTCGTGGCGAAACACTGGCGCACATAGCCAACCATCTGGGCCTGAGCAAGTACGTCATCATGGACGAGAAGGGTATGCGTAATAACTGGAACACCAACGTGAAAATCCTCGAGGATGTTTTCGAGGCTCTCGTCGGCGCCTTGTATATGGATATCGGTCTGATCCACGCGAAAGAGTTTATCCTTCGGTTGTACCAGGATCCGGACGTCATCGACATGGGAACCATCATGATAGACGATAACTTCAAGGACCATCTCATGCGATACTGTCAGGTGAACAACTGGGAACTGCCGGATTACAGGGTCTCGGGGCACCACGAGGGGATTTTCTACATAGATATTTACGTTCAAAATTCATTTTTCGCGCGGGGTGCGGCGCGGTCGAAAAAGCAGGCGGAACAGAATGCCGCGCGAAATTATTTTCAGGCGCTGAGCACGTACCGGAGTTACGATTTTAGTTAATTTGTTGTGATATGATAAGATGAATAACAGCGAAAAGCGGGCCTATATATACCGACTCATCGCGGCGGGTGCGCCGGGTAGTTTATTGAAACATTTACCCCCCAACACCGCGCAGCGCCGATCACCACCTCGCATCGAGTGGGAACAAAAAATAGTCAACAACCTGCCGAACAACGATATCAGTACAAACACGTTCAAGGACGGCGCCAAGGCGGTTAAGATTGACAGGTTTCGGTACGTGACACAAAACACACTAGAGAGATTGGCGAACAGGTCGGCGTCTAGTATGTTCGCCGAAAGGAATAAGAATAAGGTGATGTTTGAGAATCCGTTTACGAGACAGAATGTTAAACGCGGCGATTTACAATTCGTCAAATTAAAGTTGAAATCAAAAAGTCTTTTCAGCCGATTGTCTCGGAAGGGGGTTAAAAAGTAGAGCGCATGACAATGTAAGAAGATGCACCCCAACGTGAAAGCACTGATCGAGCGCGAGTACGCCGCGCAGAAGTCCGAAGAATGGCTCAAGCTGCGCGGTCACATGTTGACCGCGTCAGACGCGGCGACCGCCATCGGCAAGAACCCGTACGAAACACCGCATAAACTCCTGTTAAAAAAGTGCGGCCTCGGTGAAAAGTTCATGGGGAACGCGGCGACGAAACACGGCGAAAAATACGAGGACGAAGCCAGAATCATATACGAAGAGCGACACGGAGAGGTCGTCCATGAGATTGGCTTGGTCCCCCACCCCGTGCACACCTGGCTCGGCGGGAGCCCCGACGGTGTCTCCGAGAGCGGAAAGTTGGTCGA